CTTGATGGAGATACATTCTACAAGGCAAACATAAATCAAATTTATGCATTAGAAAGAGATGGTAAAATTATAATGCTACAAGATTATATCTTTGTAGAACCAGTTACTAACGAAGACCAGATAGAAACAGAATCTGGAATCATAATAGGACAGGAAGAAGAAATTACTAATCAAGGTATTGTTAAGCATGTAAATCAATTTACGGAGAAAGTTATTGACATGAAGGTAGGTGATAGAATACTATTTAAAAAGAACTCTAACTATAAAATGAACGTAGAAGATAATAAGTATTATAGAATGAGAGATTATGATGCATTAGCAGTATTAGGATAATATGGAAGAAAAAACTGAAATACAATTATACTTAGAGGAGACTTCAATAGCCCTCCTAAAAGCAGCTAAGGCAGGAATATCAACTCTTATTGCAGAAGTTAAAAGACCTATCGCAGATGACGTTGCAGATGAAAGACGTAAGTCAGCACTAGAGTCTAAGAAGAAGGCTTTTATGGATGCACAAGAAATGATGTCTGCATTAGCATCACTAGACAGAGACCTTAAAGGAGAAGCTCCAGAGGAAAATATTAATGAGGAGAATCATTTTAAAGGGGGTTCTGCTGAAAAATTCGCAAAGAAAAAGTAATGGGAGAAATAGAAAAATACAAAGAAGAGGAAAGAATAATAGAGAGCACTATGCATTGGTCATACATGCTTATAACTAAACAAATAACATTTGATGAGTTAATGGAGTTAGATGTTGAGTTTGGATTATTGTACCACCCAGAAGATGAAAATAATAATTATAGAGAGATTATTGACACTCTTCTTGACCATTATATTTATACGGAAGAGTATGAAAAATGCCAAGACTTGGTAGACATAAAAGAAATTTACTAACGAAAAAGGGGCTTACGCCCCTTTTATAGTTTGGTTATATATAGTTTATGTATTAATATTTTACTATATTTGTAACAATTAATTTAAGTGATGAACGAGAAAATACTACAAGGTATACATACTAGCGTTCCAAAAAAACCCAAGCTTACTCTGATAGATGGTTCAAAAAGAAGCAAGAAGAATCAGAAATGGCAAAGAAATCCTATCCCAGATAATTGGGATTCTATGAATCCTGCAAAGCAGAATAAATTTATAGAAAAGGAATTTGACAGAAGGGTAAATGGGTACTGGTTTATGAATAACGGTGAAGCAACCTACATAACAGGTGCTCATTATTATTACTTAAATTGGTGTAAGATTGATATTGGCTACCCAGATTATTGGGATAGAGATAGAAGGTTTTTTCTTGTATGGGATGCAGTAAGAGAAAACGAGAATAGCTTTGGGTTGATAATGCCTAAGCACAGAAGGCAGGGTGCATCCTGGAAGGCAGCAGCAATTGTTCTTCATGATATATCGCTATCGTATAATGCAAGTGGTGGTATATTATCTAAAACAGGGTCTGATGCAAAAAAGCTCTTTGACAAGGTTGTTTACATTTTTAGAAAACTACCTCCATTCTTTCAACCAATAATTGAAGGAACAGATTCTCCTAAAACGGTTCTATCGTTTAAGAAGCCTGGTGAGAGGATTACTAAAAATAATACTAAAGTAAAAAAGTCTGAAGCACTTGATTCTCAGATAGATTGGCGTAATACTAAAAATAACTCCTATGATGGAGAGAAGCTTAAAACATTCGTATCTGATGAGGGAGGTAAGTGGTTGGAGGCTGATGTATCTAAGAATTGGCAGATTGTAAAACCAGCTCTATCTCAAGGTAGAAAGATTATAGGTAAAGCATTTTTACCATCTACAGTTAATGAGATGAATGAGGGTGGTGCTGCTTTTAAAGATATATGGGATGACTCAGACCAAGAAGATATAGTTCTAGGAACCAACAGAACACGCTCTGGATTGTTTAGATATTTTACTCCAGCATATGATGGGTTTGAAGGATTTATTGATGAGTACGGCATGTCAATTATTAATAATCCAAAAACTCCAGTAAAGGATAAATATGGAGACTTAATTACAGTAGGCTCAAAGGAATATTTATCAAAGATACGAGAAGGGCTAAAGAATGATACGAATAAATTAGCAGAACATAAAAGACAATTTCCATGGACTCCTGAAGAAGCATTTAGAGTTAACACAGATACATGTTTATTTGATTCTGAAAGAATATATCAACAGATAGATTACCTTGAAGGAACTGGAGGTGCTATGGTAACAAAGGGAGATTTTAGATGGCAAAATGGTGTAAGAGATACTGAAGTTATTTGGACTCCATCAAGTAGAGGTAAGTGGAGTGTTACATACTTACCAGAGAAAGAAAGGAGGAATGCTAAAGTAAAAAAACATAAAGGATGGACTGCTGCTAATGAAATAGAGTATGTGTCAGGTTGTGACCCTTTTGACCATGATGTAACTACAGATGGAAGGAGGTCGGATGCTGCGGCTTACATGTTTAGAAAGTTTAATGCACATGACCAAGATAACTCTCATATGTTTGTAGCTCAGTATATTAACAGACCACCAAAGGCAGAAATGTTCTTTGAAGATATGTTGATGATGTCTGTATTTTATGGAGCTCCAATGTTAGTAGAGAATAATAAAATAGGATTGATACAGTATTTTAAACGTAGAGGGTATGAAGGATTTTTAATGGCTAGACCAGAATCCACTCATACTAAGTTTAGTAGAAGGCAAACAGAAGTAGGGATACCAGCAACTGGGTCTGCTGTAGCAAATGCGATAGTAGATTCTATACAGGCTTATGTGTATGATTATGTTGGGGTTAATGAAGATACAGGGGAGATAGGTAGAGTATTTTTCTATGAGCTTCTAAAGGATTGGTTGGAATTTGATGTAAATAATAGAACAAAATTTGATGCTAGTATGGCGAGTGGGTTTACTCTTTTAGCATCTCAGAAGTATATAAAACCAAAACAAGAAATAAAAACAATTGCACCATTTGTGCGTAAATATAGTAATGACGGTAAAATATCTAAAAGAATACAATAATGAGTAAAAAAACATTTGGTGGGTATCCAGACCCACAAGCTTCACGAGAAGAGAAGCAAGAAAAAACATATGGACTACAGTACTTCAAGAGAATGTATGGAGAGTGGGCAAATGAAGAGGCTGGTAATGGTTCTCATACTTCAAGAAATCAAAGATACTCAAAATATAGAGAGTATTCTTCTGGAATGCAATCTGTTGAACCGTATAAGGAATTACTAGGAGCAACAGGTGATTCGTCTTACTTAAATCTTAATTGGGAGATAGTCCCTATTATACCTAAATTCGTTGACGTTATTATAGGAGGTTTAACTAACCAAGAATATAAGATTAGATGTACTGCTATTGATAGCGTATCTAAAGATAAGCGTTCTCAAGATAAATTAGAATTACTTACAAAAATGCATTCAAAAGACTTTATGCAGGAGATGTCTGATTTATCTGGACTTCCTTTAGATAATGGGTTTGAAGGCTTGCCAGAAAATCCTGAAGAATTAGATTTGCACATGCAGTTAGATTATAAACAAGCTGTAGAGATAGCGATGGAGGAGGGAATTGAATTAACATTCTATCTTAATGATTGGGAAGAAATAAAGAAGAGAGTTCTTAGAGATATAATTGATATTAATATGGGAGGAACTAAAACTTCTGTTGAAGATGGTAAGTTGAGAATTAGATACGTAGACCCTTCAAATTTAATAACATCTCATTCTACAAGACCAGACTTTAAAAATATACAACATGCTGGAGAGATTACATATATAACAATACACGAACTTAAAAGATTAGCAGGAGACTCATTTACTGATGACGAGTATACTGAAATAGGTAGAAGTAATCTTGGTAAGTATGGAAATCCAAAAAGCTTAAATAAGAGTTCAGAAATATATAATGGTTATGAAACTAATATATATGATACATTTAAAATAGCTGTATTAGATGCTGTGTTTAAATCAACTGACTCTCTTCATTATGAGAAGAAGTCTAATAAGTTTGGAGGATATTCTGTTAATAAAAAGAAGTCTGGATATAAAGCCCCAAAGAAGTCTAAGTACGATAGACAACAACTTAAAACTCATGTTGAAAATATATACAAAGGAAGCTGGATTGTTGGTACCGATTATATATATGATTATGGATTAGCTACAAATATATTAAGACCTAAGTCTAATTTATCTAACGCTATACTTCCTTATTCTTTATACTCTCCTAATTTAAAAAACATGAATAGTAAAGGATTAGTAGAGAGAATGGTTCCTTTTGCTGACCAAATACAATTATGTCACCTGAAGATACAGCACTTAATGTCTAAAGCTAAACCTAAAGGTTCTGCTATTGAATTAGGAGCTATTGAAAATGTAGGTAAAGGAGATGGAGGAACATTTACTCCGATACAAGTTCAAGATATATACCAACAAACAGGTAATTTGTATTATAGAGCAACAGCTGATGATGGCTCTCCTACTCAAACAAATCCTATCCAAGAACTTGGAGGAGGTATTGGAGGAGCTCTACAAGAGCTTATTGCTATATATCAATATAACATGCAGATGATTAGAGATGTAACTGGTATTAATGAAGTGAGAGATGCTTCTCAACCAGATAAAGAATCATTAGTTGGTGTTAATAAAATGGCATTACTTGCTTCTAACAATGCTACAAGATGGATTAACCAAGCTATACTTTCTATTACTCAGGGTACTGCAAAAAGTATTGCACTAAGAGTTAGTGATTTAGTTAAATATAAAGGAACTTATAAAGGGTATATGAGGGCTTTAGGTGAATTTAATATGAAAGCTATTGAAGTTAGTAAGGATGTGACTATGGCTGATTATGGTATAATGATTGAGCCATTACCAGACGAAGAAGAAAGAGCATTATTAGAAAATAATATTCAAATGTCAATACAGCAAGGAGCCTTAAGATTAGAGGATGCTATTATAGTTAGAGGTATTAAAAATACTAAATTAGCAAACCAAATGTTAATACTTAGACGTAAGAAATATGCTACAGAACAATCAGAGCAAGCTATGGCAAATGCTCAAGCTAACGCTCAACAACAACAAGCGTCTATACAAGCTAAAGCACAATCTGATGCTCAATTATCTCAAATGAAAACTCAATCTGAATTACAGAAGCTTCAAGCAGAGTATGAAATGAAAGAGAAATTCGCTCAAGCACAACATCAGAGAAAGTTGCAAGAATTAGAATATAGTGGTCAGATTAAAACAGAACATATTGAGACCGCACAGGATGATTCTGATTTAGTTAGAAATAGAGTTAAGTAACAAGTATAGGTAATATCAGTTTTTTTTACTATATTTGTATAAATTAAAATTAAATTAAAATGTCAAACAACAGATTTGAAGAGTTGGCTGCTAAAAACATGGGGATGGAAATAGTAGAAGAAACAACTCAGGAGGAGACTCCTAAACAGGAAACCCAAACAACAGATGTGCCAGTAGCAGAGGAAACTCCACAAACTGATACAACTGAAGACAGTTCTTTGAAAGAAGATATTACGACAGAAACAGGTGCTGAAACAGAGCCTGCTCAAGAAGTTAGTTTTGAATCCCTGTTAGGCGAGAAGTCAGAAGGGAAATACGAAACTTATGAGCAGATTGAAGAAGCAATTAATACAGCTAAAAGCAGTTCAGTAAGTTTTGCTAACGAACAGATAGAAAAACTAAATGACTATGTTGCTAAAGGAGGTAATGTTTCTGAGTATCTAAGTACTCAAACAGCTAACTATGATGATATGGATGAATCAGCTATCGTTAAAGCTTCAATGAGGTTTAATAACCCAGAGCTAGATAACGAAGATGTTGATTTATTGTTTCAAGATATGTATAAGCTAGATGAGGACGAATACACGGAGAATGAAATTAGACTATCTAAAATTAAGTTAAAGCAATCTGCAAAGAAGGCTAAGACTGAGTTAGTAAAATTCCAACAAGAAAATTCAACACCAAAATCTCATCAAGATGCTGAAGCCGAAAAGGTGCAGCTAGAGGAGAATGCTAGACAATGGTCTGGAAAAGTTGACGATTCATTAAAGGAATTTAAAAGCGTTGATTTTGAAATTAATAATAAAGGAGATAAATTTTCTTTTGAATTAAATGATAAAGCATTAGAGACTGTTTCATACTCTACCAAGAATTTAGGTGAATTCTGGAATAGGTATGTCAATAAAGACGGAAGTGAGAATATCACTAAACTCGCTAGAGACATGGCTGCACTAGATAATTTAGATTCTATTGTTAGAAATGCTTATGCTCAAGGGGCATCAGGTGGAAAGGAAGATGTTATTAAAGACATTAAAAATCCATCTTACACTCCAGAAAGCAGAGGTGATGCTGACAAGCCTCTTTCTATGCAGGAGCAAATTGCTGCTGAATTAAGAAAGAACATGTAATAAATTATTAATGCTTTAAAAAATAAAATAAAATGGCATATACTACTACTCCTGGAATTCCAAGTGCATTTCAGGTCGCTACAAGCGAAAATTATGTATCTACACTAAGCATCCACAAGCCAGAAGTTGCTGAGGATTTTGTGAACAGATACGGAGACCAATCATTAATGGGTTTTTTAGATGCAATCGGTGCTATGGCTCCAGTTGCTCAAAGAAAATTTGAACACTATGAGGATGACTGGTTACACCAAAACTTTAAACAAACTGGTACACCAACAGTTCCTGCTGCTGGTACGGACATTACTTTAGACAACAGTTTCTCTTCTGATGGTACTGCTACTGGTAGCTTTTTCTTAAGAGTTGGCGATATTGTACAGAACAGACATGGAGAAATTGCTCTTTGTACTGATAGACCAACTAATACTACAGCTACTTTAGTTCCTTATAAAAATGCTGCATGGACTGCTTTAGTTGCTACTGATATATTAATCATTATTGGTAATGAGCACGAAGAAGGTACAGGTCAGCCAGCTGGAATTACTCCATCTGCTAACCACTACGAGAACTACACAATGATTATGAAGGATTCATTTGAGGTTACTGGTTCTGAGGCTACTAATAAAGTATGGTTCAAAGTGAACGATGCTGCTACTGGTAAATCAGGATACTTATGGTACTTAAAAGGTGAAGGAGATACTTACAAGCGTTTTAACAACTACTGTGAGACTCAAATGCTTTTAGGTCAAGTTGCTACAAATACAAACTTACCAGGAACAATTGGTCAAGGTGGTATTTCAGGAACTGAAGGTCTTATTGACTTTATGAGAAGTGGTAATTCACAAACTTATACTGCTGGTTCATTTACTATTGCTGATTTTGATGCTATGATTAAAACTTTAGACTCTAATCGTGGTTCTAAAGAAAACACTATTTGGGCTGGTATTGACTTGTCAATGGATATTGATGATGCAGTTGCTGCAATGACTCAAAATGTTAATGGTGGTATTTCTTATGGTGCTTTCAATGGTGCTGAAGAATTAGCTGTTGCTTTCGGATTTAGCTCTTTTACAAGAGGTGGATACTCTTTCCATAAGAAAATTTATGATGCGTTAAGTTACTCTCCAATGATGGGTGCTACTGGATTTAACTATGCAGGTATGGGATTAGTTATTCCTGGAGATTCAGGAAGAGACGCTAAGACTAGAGAGGCTATTCCTTCTTTAAGAGTTCGTTACAAAGAAGCTGGAGGTTACTCAAGAAAGATGGAGCACTGGTTAACAGGTTCTGCTGGATTAGCAAACCCAACTTCAGATGTAGATGAGTTAAGATGTCACTACAGAACTGAAAGAGGTTTTGAAGGATTTGCAAATAACAGATTCTTATTATTAGAGGTATAATACATCTCTTTATCAAACTAGGAAAGGGAGGGACTTGTCTCCCTCCTTTTCTTTTTATTAATTATATTAAAATTTAAAAAAATGACAAACAAAAAAAAGAAGTCGTCAGTATATGTGCTGACAAGAAGAATTGAAAAACCCGCTACAAGCGGAAGACATTATCCTGTAAGTCACAGAATACCATCTATGGATGAAATCTATGATGAGAAAACAGGAAGAAACAGGATGATTAGATATTCTATTGGAGAGCAATCAATCTATGTTGATGAACAAACATCAGACAATCCTGTACTAGGCGATATTATATTCAATAATGGAACCTTAGTAGTACAATATCAACAAGTAACATTAAGAGAATTTCTAGAAGCTTCTAATTGGAATAAATCAAATCCAGATAGAATGACTACTAAGAAGATTATCTATGAACTACTAGATGGAGAGGTAGATGCTCAGAAGAGTATTGAGAATCTTGAAGTAGAATTCCACGCTATGGAGTTATTGATGAGTATGGACGCTCAGAAGATGATAGGTTATGCTAGAGCTTTAGATGTTAATGTTGACAGAAGTATGTATGAAATCAAGCATGATATGATGGTTATGGCAAAAAACCAACCACAATTATTCTTAGATGAAATCTCTAATCCAAAGACAGAAAGAAAGCAAGTTATTCTTGATGCAGAGGACGAGAGAGTTATTGTTGTTAATACAGCAAAGAGACAAATCTTTTGGGGCTACGGTTCTAAAGATGTAATTACAACAGTTCCAGTAGGTATTGACCCTAGAGAACATTTCGTAGACTATACGTTTGGAGATGAAGGTCAGGAAGTGTTTAAAAAAATAAAGAAAGTATTAGCTGGGGAGGTTGCTCCTAAAGCTAAGAAAGAAAAGACTTCTGTAAAGGAGGATTAATATTCTTATTTTTAACTATTTTAAAGGGGGTATGTTTATTCATATCCCCTTTCTTATATGAGATAATTTCACTATATTTGTATGATTAATACATAAAAATTCAAAATGGCCGTACAATATCAGCAATATCAAATATGTTGGGCTTCTGCTTCTTCTACACTCTCAGTTGGAACTATGGTAGATATATCAACTGGAGCTCAAAATTACAATGGTGTTTCTGACTTCATGAGTAATTCACTTCCTAGTGGAACTGGTACACATATAGGATTAGCAAACCCTGCAACAGGTGCTCTGATGTATTGTTTACAAAGAGAGAACATTGGTTTACAAAATGCAGCTGCTTATCCTGCTGCCTCCACGACTAACTGGTTTACAACTGATAATACACAGGTTTGGAATTCTCAGAATAATGTTAACGGTATATTTATAAGTTTAGTTCTTGATAACGGTGCATACTATACAGATTGCACTGCATGCTCAACACCTCCTCCTGTTTATGGTTGTACAGACCCTTTAGCAACAAATTATAATGCTTTAGCTACTGTTGATGATGGTACT